ATGCAACACATTTTAATTAACATGATTGAAAATATTGTAACTTTTACATCGATTGGATTTGGCTTGTCGATGTTGGTGTATTTCCAAGGTCAAGCGATTCGATTGTTCGTGGAAGTGATCGAGATATTGACGGATCGCAGGTAGTGTAACAGGAAGTTATACGGCGTGAGGTCATTCACCCTGTAGCATAGGAGGAAAAATTATGTACAGGAAAGTTTGTTCGTTTGTTTCGGGTTGTGTGTCGAAGTTGCGTGCCACGGTGTCGCATGTTGCGGTGCTTGGCGTACTGGCGTTCAACGGTTTGTGCCTTTCTGCGTTCGCCCAGCAGGGAACGGGGATTGAGATTCAGGAGTCCAACATTGATTGGACGGCGCTTCCGGGTCAGATCATGACTGCGCTGATGGCTCCGGTGGTCGTCGGCATTGGCATCGCCCTTTCGGTCTGGGTGGTGTTTGCGGGAGTACGGTTTTTCCGTCGCGCTGCCAACTGAGCGTTCGATGTTTGAATGGTGTTTTGCAATTGGGAGGGGACGCCCTCCCTCACTAAGTTATTGTAACTGTTACATTGTTTTTGTCGGCAACCTTGCAATTGGGCATGGACGCCCTTCCGTTTTTGTTTTGTGAATGTGGGGTAACAAGATGCGGCCATTTGTTTTTGTTTTTTTGTTACTGTTTTCTGAAGTTGCTTTAGCGCAATCGTTGACGCAAGACTTTTATTTTTCGTTTGTATGGCAGGATAACGTCAATCGTTTGGCAGTTGGTCGCAGTGTGACGAGTGTACTTGTCGACGGTGTGGGGTTGCTGGAAGTGGATGTCGATCATATTAACAGTGTCATTGCCGGTGTAGGAACTCCTGCGACGAATTCGATCTTAGTGGCGTTGGATGGTCAAGTGCGTTTTTCGACGTTACCGTCTAATGTAACGATAATTTCGACATCATATTCTGTTGAGGGTTATCAGATACGTTGTTCGGTGGAATTTATGTTAGATGTTCCTACCGGCTGTTGTGGTGGTTTGGAACATCTGCAACGTATGAATGTTCTTTTGGAGTCATTACTTTTTGTAACGAGTATGACATTCGGTTCGTTATTGTTCGTACATTTTGGGCGATTTATGAGGTGGTAAGATGCGAAACCTGATATTTTTGTTACTTGTTTTATTCGCTTTTGAATCAAGAGCAGTAGGAGCGACGGTTGGAGTTCCTGTTACGTATAGTACGTCCAATGGTAGATACTACATGAGTAGTCCATATAGTTTGGTCTACTGTGAAATACCTCCAGTAGCTTCGATGGGTCGTAGCCATCAGTACGATCGTGCAGTATTTGATGAACTATGTGAAGACGTGTCAATGTGGACGGCGATGATTTTGGTAGTTCCGGAACCTATTATTACCGTAACGAATGTTGTTGTTACTCGGGATTGGCAGAGTCGAGTAACACTTGTGACTTTAACGTACGAGACTCAGCAACCGGTAAGCTGTGGAGTTGTGAATTGTACGGCGTGTTGTTTGCATACTTGTACTGGAATTGATCCATCGGCGCATGGTCCTTGTGATGGTACGGGTGGTCCTGGTGGTTGTTCTTGTCATCAATGTGAGTGTGGTGCGTGTTGTCGTTGTAAGTGTGTTTGTGGTCAGTGGCCGGTGAATAATTTTTGTTTGCATACGTGTTATCACGTGTGTCCTTATCCAGAGTCGTCTTGTCCTTGTCAAAATGTTGGGTATGCGCACGAATATGTACATTGTGAGTGTCATCATGATGAGGACGACGATGACGAGGACGACGAGGATGAGGATTGTGACTGTGAAGATAAAGGGTGTTGTGAACATCATGGTCGGATCGTAGAGGAACTTGAGAAGATACGTAAAGAGTTGGAAAAGACGGAAGCGGCGACGGACCCCGGTGCGCTGGCCGGTGTTGGGGCTTTTAGTAATGTTGGTGGTATTTCATCTGGTGTGAATACACATTTACCTTTACCGTCGAATTCACTAAATTTTGATTCGCCTTCATCTGATGCCGAAAAATCTCCGTTACGTTTTTTTGAGCGTCCGGCATTGGGTTCATTGCCGAGATTCGATACAGAAATCATATTTGGTGAACTGAAAGAGAAACTTGGTGATAAGATCCCGATTGGAGAACTCGAAGGTTTGACCGGTGATGGTGGTGACGGCAGTTGGGATGCTGGATGGAAAATTGATTTTACGTGGTATGGTCACCGATTTGGCCCGTGGGAGTTCGATGTTCAACCTCACGTTGACGAGTTTGCTCGTTCGGAGATTGGTGGTTGGATTCGCTTATTAGCTTTATTTTTTATTGCAACGGTATTTATTTTTGCGGTTTGTGGTTTGTTCTTTGATGTTGCCTGATTTTTGTGTTTATGTCGTACTCGAGTTGTTCGATGGAGTATTGATCTGCCGTTCTTACTCTGAGCAGTGGAACTTGTGCGGCGGCGAGAGCGTTGTTTTTGAATATGTCATTCTTGGCGGCTTTGGGACTGTCGTGGCTAGGATCGTCAAGTTCGATGGCAAGGACGACGGAGAGGTCGCGAGGGCTTAATAGGATGAAGTCGATATGTTTTTGGTTGATTTTTGTTCCATAAAAGTTTTTCTCATCGTGTGATAAATTTTTAGACACATCGATGATATCGGATAGTCTGACTTTTGAAAGGGTAATATATTGAAACTTAACGGCTTCTACGAGCACATTAAAAAAGCGATGTTCGTTTTGTGTAAAAAAGAATTGTATTTTGAAATATGGAAATGTGTCATCTGGAAAATGTGTCGTTTTGGGAGTGTAATGTTTTCTAGATTGTTTTTTGTTTTTTATTTTTAGACCTAGATAGACTAGGGCAAGATATATGACGCCCGCGATGATAAGTGGGACAAGGGCAACCAGAGGTGAAATTTCCGGTAGGGGTATTAATATTTCTGGTGTCATAATTTTTAATTTCTGTAAAGGGTTACGAAAATGTTTGATTTTGGAACTTTTTTAACGATGATTCCGCTGTTTGGTATTCAACCTTTGTTTGCGGGTATCGTTGGCAGTATCAAGGGCTTTTTCGACATGCTGTTGAAAAAGTTGAAGGAATATATTGGTGCCATTCTTTCGGCGATTAAGGATTCGGTTGATTGGTTATTGACACATATTCGTAACTTTATTGAAAGTGTCGTTAATGTTGTTAAATCGATTTGGGAAGGATCGAAGGAACTTTTTTGGAGGGCTTGGGAAGGATTTTCGGGCGGCGTTCAGTATGTTTGGGATGTTTTTTGGGGCTGGGTATGGTGGATCGCCGGATGGCTTTGGGATATGCTTTGGACAATATTCGATTGGTGTATTGGTATTCCGTACGATATGTTCGTTTGGATCATCGATTGTTTTCCTGATATTGAATTACCTTCTGGATATGGTGCAGGTTTGCAGCAGTTCATTCGTTTCGGCAAGATTTTGGATTCTGTTTTGCCTGTGACGGAATTGTTTGCGCTAATCGCTCTATACGTTTTGATTTATATGTTTTTGGTAATCGCAAAATATGTATGGCGTTTTGTTATTGCGATAATTCCGTGATTCTACTGTTTTTATTTTTCTTTTTCAATAGGGGTAATTTATGAGTTTGAAAGTGGTTCACGGCAAGCCGGGTAGCGGTAAAACGTGTTACGTGGTCAGTCTGCTTTATGAGATGTTACTTGATTGGGCGCGTTATCTTATTAAGCATGATGAGGCCTATTCCCGAAAATTGTACACAAACATACCTCTTGACGTTGATGCGATCAATGAGGCGGCATCGAAGGAATTAGGTACAGAAATTGATTTTTCCGAACAGATTGTGATTTTGGATGATTCTTTTTTTCGTGGGAACGGTGGCTATCGAGACTGGTGGGAAGACTTCGAGGAGAAGGCTTTCGTTGTCATTGACGAGGTACATCATTATTTACCTGCATCGATGAAGCGAAAGAAGTGTGATCAGAGTGACCGATTTATGAATTACATTTCGACTCATCGTCACCGGCAGCATGATGTGATATTGTTGACGCAGCACGTCGGCAATATTCTTGTTGAAGCAAAAAAGATGATCGAGGTTCTGTATGAAGTGTTGAATGTCAAAAATACGCATGTTGGTTGGTGGCCGTTCCGTGTTCCAATGTCGGATATTGATGTCGTCCGTGAAGCGTGGGGTATGCCGGTTCAGATGGCGCATATCAAACGCGGCGTTATGGAAGCCAGTAAAGTTGTGTACGATAAGAACTTCGAAGTTTTTATATTGACACCGTTTTTGTTCAGTCTTTATCGTTCGCATACTCTGACCGACGAGGCACTTGACCGTCCATCATTGCGTTTGGGCCGCGTCGGTTCCCTGATTTGGTTTGCTCGTCGTCACGCTTTTCGTTTCGGTTTTTGGACGATTTTTTGTATTTGTATCTTAATTGGAATTCGTAACGTTATATCGGAGTTGCCTAAAGCGTTAGTTGGTTCATTGGTTCCTCCATCGGATGCAGTGTCGTCGCCTCCGACGACGGTTCCTCCTCCTCCGCCCAGTCAGTCGATCCCCAGTGAGGCTTTGTCCAGATCAATTGTTGTGTCTCCTCCGCTTGAGGACGATAAGATTTTAGGTTTTGTTCGTGGCGGCGTGATTACATCGAAAGGCATTCTCCGCAGTGGTGACCATCTTATTGTTGATGGTCAAAAGGAGTCTGTTTCGTCGGTAGATGTTCGTCGCCGTATCCTTTACCTCGGCACTGGAAAAAAGGTACAGAAATGAGGTTATTGATGTTTCTTTTGTTCATATCATTTATCGGTTGCAAGTCCACTCCCCGGGAGATTGCCGAGCCGTTCGAATATCGTTTCGAAAAATCGGTTGACCGGTCAGAGGCGATGCAACGCGATAATCGCAAGGTAACGGTCGTTTTCGAGGATGTTCCTTTCGGTCAGGCGATGGGAATATTGGCACAGGAAACGGACGCTCCGATAGTTTGGTCATCGAATCTTGATACACAATTGGCATCAGGAGCGCTCGTTGGTGTACCGTTATTGTCGGTGTTGGACGTCTTGGCACGTCGCAACGGTTCAAGTGTTGCTGAGGTCGGCGGTATTTATTACATCGGCGAGATACGCAAGGAAGACCGAGCCTTTGCGGTCGTTCGGATTCCGCCGGTCGAACGCGACGAACTTTTGGAAGCAATGAAGTCTTCATGTTCCACTGAAGGCACGGTGTCGATAGTCGGTTCGAACGTTTGGGTTTGTGATAACATTGAATCGTTACGAAAAATCCTTATGGCAGTCGAAACGATCCGAGAACGCAGCGATAAGTCATACGTTGCGGAAATGTATTTTATCCGCGTGAACGACGATTATTTTGTACGATTATCGGCGGAACTGCAATTCCGGCAGATTGATATATTTTCGTCCGCTTTTAATGTCGAGGAACTTTTTATGATGTTCGTCGATGGTGAGGGCGGCATTGGCAAGTCGAAAATCGTCCAGCGTCCAGTGCTGTATCTCTCGGAGGGAAGGCCGTTTACGTTTTCGGACGGAAAAGAGATAACTCGCGAACGAAAAACTGTAACGGAACATGGTGCCATTGAAACGACGGGCTATTCGAAGTTCTCCGACGGTCTGAATCTGACGATGCAGTTGAACCGGGTGAGTGATAAATCTTATGCCGTCGATATTGACCTTTCGATTTCCGTGTTCGATAAGGGAGACAAGTCTGACATTCCGGCACAAGACAAGAGTTCTATTCAAACGAAAGGCATTCGTGTTCGGGACTCGCAAGTTTATTATATCGGCAGTCTTGAGCGTGATGTCCGGCAGGATCGCGGCGGAATGTTTTCGCTTGATTTCAATAAATCCCGTGACATGATTACCGTCTGGCTTCGTGTACGTGAATTGAAGGACGAACAATGA